TCACCATGTCGAATTCGTCAAGACTAAATGTGGCGCAGGCTGGGATCTACAACCTGCAATTCAGCATCCAGTTCAAGAACACCACCAACGACACGCAAGACGTTGACGTGTGGTTTCGTAAGAATGGCACTGACATTGCCAAATCAAACTCAAGATTTAGTCTTGGCCCTCGCAAATCGTCAGGCGACCCATCTCACGTCATTGCCGCCATAAACTTCTTTGTGAGCTTGGCAGCCACCGACTATCTTCAAATCATGTGGCGGCCATCAGATGTCGGTGTCTCAATTGAGCACTACGCAGCAGGCACTTCACCGACAAGGCCAGCCATCCCATCAGTAATTGCCACTTTGAGCTTTGTGTCCAATTTGTCCACAGAAACCGCATAATTAAGCCATGGCATTCGTACCCTTAAAAATCCCACCAGGCATCTACCGAAACGGTACTGAGTACCAGTCTTCGGGCCGTTGGTATGACGCAAACCTTGTCCGCTGGTTTGAGAATACCCTGCGCCCAATTGGCGGGTGGCGTAAGCGTTCCAGCAGTCAAATGACCGGCTCATGCCGTGGACTGCTTACCTGGCGCGATAACAGCGGAGATCGTTGGATTGCCGCAGGTACTGAATCAAAGCTCTACGCCATGAACGAGGTGGGGACGTTAAAAGACATTACGCCAACAGGCTTGACTGTTGGCATTGCTGATGCTGTCATCAAGACCGGCTATGGCTATTCCACTTACGGCAATTTTGCTTATGGCGTTGCGCGGCCAGACACTGGCACTGTGACACCGGCCACCACATGGTCCTTGGATACATGGGGCGAGTATCTGGTGGCCTGCTCAGACGCCGATGGCAAGCTCTATGAGTGGCAGTTGGGCTTCTCTACGCCAACCTTGGCGGCGGCCATCACCAATGCGCCAACAGGTTGCGCGGCGGTGATGTCAACTGCCGAAAGGTTCATCTTCGCCCTGGGCGCGTCCAGCAACCCTCGGATGGTGAAGTGGTGCGATCAGGAGAACAACACAGTATGGACGGCTGCGGCCACCAACCAGGCTGGTGACTTTGAATTGCAGACGGTTGGCGCTTTGAAGGCTGGCAAGAAGGTGCGCGGCATCAACTTGCTGTTTACTGACGTTGACGTGCACACCGCAAGCTACGTTGGGCTGCCCTATGTCTACGCCTTTGAGAAGGCTGGCTCTGGATGCGGCTTGATCTCCTCGCAGGCCGTGGCCGCGATTGACACTGCCGCCATGTGGATGTCTAAATCAGGTTTCTGGATATTTGACGGCTATGTCAAGCCACTGCCTTGTGATGTGTCTGATTTTGTGTTTCAAGACTTGAACTACAACCAGGCTTCCAAGGTTTATGCGGTGCACAACTCCAAGTATGGCGAGATCTGGTGGTTCTACCCATCCAGCGCCAGCAATGAGGTTGATTCCTACGTCACATACAACTACCGCGAAAACCATTGGAACATTGGCTCTATGGCTCGCACGGCTGGCACTGACCGTGGTGTTTATTTGAATCCTCTGATGGTGTCGTCTGATGGCTACATTTACGAGCATGAGGTCGGCTTTGCCTATGACGGCGGGACTGTCTATGCTGAGTCTGGACCCGTTGAGATTGGTCAGGGTGACAACATCATGTCGGTGCGTCAGGTGATTCCTGATGAGCAGACATTGGGCGAGGTGGCGGTGAGCTTCAAGACGCGAATGTATCCAACGTCAACAGAGACAACGCATGGGCCATATTCAGCTTCACAGCCGACAGATGCGCGGTTCTCTGGCCGTCAGGTCAAGATGATTGTGACTGGCGCACTGCTGGACGATTGGCGTGTTGGCGTCATGAGATTGGAAGCTGTGGCGGCGGGTAAGCGCTGATGGATGGAGATTTTGAGAGACTGCGCCACCATGTGGAGGCAGCCTTAGAATACTCTGGAGGAACACACAAAATAGAGGATATTGCTGAAGGGTTGAGTGCAGGCAGATTTCAGTTCTGGCCTGGCTTGAATTCAGCGGTGGTGACAGAGATCATTGTCTACCCGCAACTCAAGGACTTGCATTATTTCCTTGCTGGCGGCGACCTAGATGAACTCAAGATGATGCGACCTTTGATCGAGTCTTGGGGAAAGAGCATAGGTTGCACGCGAGTGTCTTTGGCTGGCCGTCCTGGCTGGCAAAAGACCTTCTTAAAAGATGAAGGATATGAGCCTAAGTGGTTCATTTTGAGCAAGGAACTTTGATCATGGCCTACGAAGATTTACCGAGTCAAGCATGGCGTAATCTGCCACCAGCACAGTTCAATACTGGTTTGCTTGGACAGGGTCAAGCGCCTGTGCCTACCAATTACTACCAGCAGATCATGCAACAGATGGCGGCAGAGCCTGCCAATGTGACTGGTGCTCCTCGAAGTGCTGGCGGCTATAAGCCTGGAATATTTTCTCCTCGCACTGTTGAGGAGATGGTTGACGAGCTGAACGCATTGAACGCTGCTGGTGGCGGCGGCAGAAGCGCAGCTGAACAACAGCGCATTAATCTATTTTTTGACTCCATGACGCCAGCAGAATTGGCTCAATTCCAGAAGAAGAATGCTGACTTTATCAATAAGTTACTGACGCCAATGCCTTTGCAGTTGGCTGACTTTGCCGCCAAGAAAATGGGTTATGCAGGATTCTTGCCATTCACTTTGGGCGATGGTTTGCTGGGCGGTGAAAAGGCAGGTGTTGTCACTGTTGGCGAAGGTGAGGCTGTAGCAGATGGTGATGGCGTCACGGCTCCAAGCTATGGCGTGATCAGCAACAGCGGCCTGCTTGGCTTGTCTGGCGTTGGTCCTGGCCCTGGCGTTGCAACGACTTCACCAGGTAATGCTGTAAGTTCTGCGATGGGTGGACAGGCGGCGGCGGCTGCCGCAAGCGGCGGTGGTGGTGGATCATCTGGCGGCGGTGGTGGTGGCCCAGGCGCTCCAGGTCTTGGCGCAAGTAGTGGCGGTGGTTTTGCAACTGGTGCAGGAGGTACTGCTGGGGTAGGCGGCACTGCATCTGGTGGCGGCGGCGGCGGTGGAGGCGGCGCTGGTTGCTGCTTCATCATGCTGGAAGCGCGTTACGGTGACGGCACGATGGATCGCGTTGTTCGCCGCTATCGTGACGAAAAGGTCACAGAGAAGAACAAGCGCGGCTATTACAAGCTGGCCGAAGTCTTCATCCCATTGATGCGCAAATCAAAGTTGTTCAGCTTCTTTGTTGTCAAAACTTTCGCAGACCCAGCAGTGTGCTACGCCAAGTGGTATTACGGCGAAAACAAATGGGGCTGGATATTCAAGCCACTTGAGAGATTTTGGATGAAGTTGTTCGATACATTGGGAACTGATACAAAATTCATTCGTGAAAACGGCGAAACGGTTTAAGGGGAAAGACATGTCTAAAGGCGGCGGCACACAAACAGTCACAACAAGCATTGATCCACAGATCAAGGAAGAGTATTTCAAGAATCTAAAGCAGGCTCGCAGTGTTGCTGGCGCGTTGCCAGTACAGCAGTTTGCTGGATTCAATCCTCTGTATCAGCGTGGCGAAGAGGCTCTGACAAATATCGGCTTGACGCCATTCAATCAGGCCAGCATTCAAGAGTTCATGAATCCTTATGAGCAGCAAGTCATCCAAGGCACATTGGGCGACATTGAGCAATCACGTCAAATGGCTGGCATTCAAAACGCACAATCAGCCACTGCCGCCAAAGCATTTGGAGGTTCGCGCTACGGCGTCCAGCAGTCACTGACTGACCAAGCTGCATTGGCGCAGGCCGCCAAGACTGCGGCTCAGATGCGCCAGCAAGGTTATGGTCAAGCTGCTCAACTGGCCCAAGCAGCACGTCAGATGGGTCTGCAAGGTGCTCAAACAGTGCTTGGCCTTGGCAGTGCGCGTCAGCAGTTTGCCCAACAGCAGTTGGACGCAGCACGCAATTTGGATTTGCAGAAACTTCAGATTGCGCAAGGCGCATTGGGTCTGACACCAGCCAATTTAGGTGGCAGCTCAAGTCAGCCTCTTTATCAAAACCCAGTATCCAATATTGCTGGCTATGCAACGATTGCAAAAGCATTTGATCTTCTTTGAGGTAAATCATGGCTACAAATCCTTTTGATCTTGGCGGTTTATTGTTTGGCGGCGCAGATAGTGGTCTTGGCGATTACTTGAACGAAGCACAGCAAAAATCAATTGAGCGGCAGGCATTGCTTCAAGCTGCTGGCGCACTGCTTCAAGCTGGTGGTCCAAGCACTCAACGCATCAGCTTTGGACAGGCCTTGGGCGGTGCATTGCAGGCTGGCTCCAAGGGCTATGGCGAGGCACAGCAGAATGCTTTGACTAAATTGCTTACTAAGCAAAAGCTGGATGAGGCAAAGCGCACACAAACATCTCAAGAGGCCTATCAGCGATATTTAATGGGTCAGCCTACTGAAGGTATGGAGATCAGCCCACAGCAAGCCATTGCGGCTCCAGTGACGACAGAGATGCCTGCTGGTCCAACAGTTAATCGTGCCGCAATGATCGGTCAGCCTGCACCTAGCGTCATGCCAAGTGGAATATCTACATTGACACGCGAACAGCGTGCAATGCTGGCTGGTTTGCCTGCTGAGAAGGGTATTCCAGAAATGCTCAAGCTGACTCAGCCAAGCGAAAAGGCAAAGCTACTTGCAGAGCTTGGCATGAAGCCAACACTGGAAAACTTGCGTTTGCTTGACAAGCCAGAGGCCGATCCAGAAAAGATCAGGTATTTAAAAGCATTGAATATGCCTATCACGCTTGAGAATTTTAGACAGCTTGATAAGCCAGAGGCGTTACCAAGTGAAATTCAAATTCTTCAAGCTACAAATACACCGGTCACATTTGAGAATGTGCAGGCGTTGCGTAGATCATCTGCCACTAATGTTGCCGTCACACAAAACGCAGAGAAGAAAGGTGTTGAACTTGCCACCACACAGGCAATGAAAAATCTTGATGAATCACGCATGATGGCTCAGTCTGCAAATGCAACCCTTGCAAATATTGATCGCATACTGCCTGCGCTTGATACGGCAATTGTTGGACCAGTAGCAGATACAAGAACAACGCTGCTTCGCATTGGCAAGCAATTGAACATTGCTGGGGCTAACGCAGACCAAGTTCTTAAAAATACAGCAACCGTTGTACAAGGACTTGCACAACAAGAACTTGATGCCGCATCTCAAATGCGCGGTCAGGGTGCTTTGACTGAAGGAGAACGTGCAATTTTGCGCCGTGCTGCGGGTGGAGATCAAAGCCTAACATCAGGAGAGTTGCAGCAAGGTCTTATGGCGGCACAACGCTCTGCAAGGGCAAGACTTGCATCACATCAGGACTTGTTAGGTAGGGCAACAACAGCAATTCCAAGTCTTTCCACCATTGCACCAATGTATGAGGTGCAGCCATATGGCGCACAGGCTCCAAATCCATTGCAAAATGCAATTCAACAAGAGCTTGATAAGCGCAGGTCACAAGGGGGCAGACGATGAGTGATGGACTAAGCCAATTCAGCATGGACGAGTTGGAGGCCATCCAAAAGGGTGACCTTTCCAAATTGTCTATGGATAAGCTGATGCTGTTGCAACAGGTTGCTGGCGGTATGCCAAGCCAACAACAAGAGCCAGCAGTCGCACCAATCCCTGTCTCAGTACAGCCGCCAGCACCAACACAAAGACTGCGCATGATGGCGCAAGGCGCAACACTGACTGGAGCTGATGAGGCAGAGGCTTATTTGCGTTCATTGGCTGGTGAAAGCTATGAGTCTGCATTGGCTGACATCAAGTCAAAGACAAAAGCATATCAACAGCAAGCACCATATGAGGCGCTTGGCTATGAGGCTTTGGGCGGCTTGTTGCCTGCGGCTGCCGTCACTCTTGGCACTGGTGGCGCATCTACGCCAGCTACAGGCCCAATAGTCGCCAAAACCACAGCAGATATTGTCAGATCTTTGGCCGGTACATCTGCCATTGGCGGCATGTATGGAGGCGTTACAGGATTCTTATCTGGCGAAGGTGGTGCACTTGAGAGAACAGCGCAAGTACCTGGTGGTGTTGCTGTAGGCGCAACAGTGGCTCCTGCCGTCAAGACATTGATTACTGGCGGCGGGATGCTTGTTGACAAGGTGACAGACTTTGCACGCCGCCTTGCTGGTGGCCGTGGAGCCAAGATCGTTGAGACTGAATTGCAGCGACTTGCTGGCGATACAGGGTTGACGACTGACGAAATCATTGACCGCATTGCTCGCGGCGAGATCATGGCTGAAAACGCCACATTGCTTGCTGCTGTGCGCGGCTTATATGCGCAGGGTGGGAAGCCATCAACCACATTGATGTCATCTTTGACACGCCGTCCAGAGCAGTTGCGCACTGAGGTGCTGACAGAAATGCAACAGAAGCTGGCAAGCCAGCCTGGCAATGTATTGCGCCAATTCAAGTTGAATGACGACCAGTTGCGCCAGGTTGAAAAAGAAGCCTATAAAGAAGCCTTTGGCACTGGCGGAGTCATTGACTCTCAGTTGCTTGGTAGCGTTACAGATGCTCTGAAACGGTCGCCGCAGTCTGTCAAAAACATCAATGATGTCTATATCGCAGAAACAGGCAAAAAGCCATTCTTCAGCTTTGACAAGAGCGGCAATGTTGTATTCAGTAGAGCACCTACATTGGAAGATGCGGAAATTATCCGCAGGGGTATTCAGGCATCAGTGGATGAGGCTTACCAGTCTGGCCGTGGTCGAGTTGGCGAGGCTCTCAAAGGCGTTGAGCTTTCATTGCGTGACGCCATTGACACTTCGTCTTCAAAGTTGGCTGATGCCAGATTGCAAGCTGCTACACGCCGCACCGCCAAAGATGCGTTCCAAGATGGCCGCACAATATTTGGAAAGAGTGCTGACGAGGTGGCAGTGCTGGTTGAGGATTTGTCTCAAAAGCCTGGTGCTTTGTCTGCTTTCCGCGCAGGCACGATGGACGCCATTCGCAATCGAATGACAACAGGCACACGCAAGTCAATGATGGCTAACCTGTCCGACGAGAACACCAAAGAAGGCAAGATCTTGCGCACCATTTATCCGCAAGATGAATTGCCTGGCATTTTGGACCGCATTGCAACGGCTGCGCAGTCTCAGCGTGCAGCTTCATATATTCTTGGCGGCTCTCCGACAGCACCAACCTTGTTGCAGGCAGCTCGCACAGGCATGAATATTTCCGCAGAAGAAGTTGCTAATGTGATGACCGCCAACCCAGTGACGATGATTTCATCAGCCGTGAACATTGTGAAGAAGGTTGCAGCGCAGCAGAATAAGAATATGACTGAGGCACAGCGTGATCAAGTTGCAAAGATACTTGTATCTGAGGATCCAAACTTAGTGCGCAGAGCTTTGGTGGATGAAAGCGCTTGGGCAACAGTTCAGCAAAAAATCAATGACTTTGCAAAGTTTGCTGGCAAGACAGCTCCATACAGTTTGACTGGCGTTATGGCTGGCAAGCTGCCAGGCGCATTCCAAGGACAATAAACCATGGCAGAACAATTCACCGGCCTCCTTGGCGATGTCTTAGGGTACATGCAAGACCCAAACAGGACGCAAGCCTTGCAAGGCATTGGCGGCTTATTGAAGGGCAGCCTGTCGCAGATGCAG